CAACTGGCGACACTGAAGCTCTCGTAGGCGTATTTGCTGGCTGTGAGTATGTTTCTGCATCAACAGGAAAGAAGACCTTTTCAAACTACTGGCCCGGCTCTGGTTCTGCCGACACAGATTTCGATATTATCGGATATGTGTACGACAGCCCAATGCAGCGCTTCATAGTTTGCACAGATGCTTCCTTCACTAATGAAGCAACCGCTAGAGCTGCTATCTTCGAGAACGCATTGTTCTCAACTGGCGCAAGCGGTAGCACAACAACTGGTATTTCCAGTGCTGCAATGGATATCGATGGTATCTCATCTGCTGATACATCCGCACCTCTCAAGATTGTGGGTATTCAGAAGGATGTTGATAACGAAGATTTCACTGCTGCTGGTATCCAGATGATTGTGATGATCAACAACCACGCATTGCTTCAGGCTGATTCTGAAGCAGCAACATCATAAGGGGGATTAGATTATGGCTATTTCTCGCGCACAACTTGCCAAAGAACTAGAGCCGGGTCTTAACGCCCTCTTTGGTATGGAATACAATCGTTACGAAGGTCAGCATGCTGAAATCTTCGATACCGAATCATCTGATCGGGCATTCGAGGAGGAAGTAATGTTGAGTGGTTTCGGTGCCGCTCCGGTTAAAAACGAAGGCACAGGAATCTCTTATGACGACGCAAACGAGGCTTATACCGCTCGGTATAACCACGAGACCGTTGCCATGGGCTTCTCAATCACTGAAGAAGCTGTCGAAGACAATCTTTATGATCGTCTAGCTTCTCGCTACACCCGTGCACTGGCTCGTTCCATGGCACACACCAAGCAGGTAAAAGCTGCTAACGTGCTTAACAGCGCATTCACTGGCGGTGCAACTGCTGGTGGTGACGGTAAAGCACTTTGTGCAACTGACCACCCGCTGACTTCCGGTGGCACTTTCGCCAACGAACCAGCAACTGCTGCTGACCTGAACGAAACTTCTTTGGAAGACGCTCTGATCAGCATCGCTGGATTCACTGACGAGCGTGGCCTCATCATCGCACTGCGCGGTATGAAGCTAATCGTTCCACGTCAGCTTCAGTTTGTTGCTGAACGTCTGCTGGTATCCAACCTCCGTGTTGGTACAGCTGACAACGATGTCAACGCCATCAAGTCATCTGGCATGCTGCCAGAAGGTTATGTAGTCAACGACTACCTGACTGACACTGATGCGTTCTTCATCAAGACAGACGCTCCAAACGGCTTCAAGCACTTTGAGCGTATGCCAATGGCAACCAACATGGATCCAGACTTCGACACTGGCAACATGCGGTTCAAGGCTCGTGAGCGGTACAGCTTCGGCTTCTCCGACCCACGCGCCGTGTTCGGTTCACCGGGCGCAGCCTAAGTAACCACGCCCTTAGTTTCGTCTTTGGGTTGAGAGGGCGACTATCATTTGATAGTCGCCTTTCTTTATGATAAGATGATATATCCCTGACAGCCGCATGGTGCGGCTGACACTAGCCACGACAGGAGATTGACATGGCTTTATCTACCTTTTCTGGTCCAGTTCGTTCTAACAACGGCTACCAGATCCCAGTTGTACTTACAGCTGACTTACCAGCTTTTGCTGATGTCGCCGTTGGAACCGTATACATGGTCAGCGACAACGGTGCTGGCGACGACGAATACTGCATTGTAATTAATACAGGTGCTGCTTGGGTAACCGCTGTAGGCGCAGCTCTTAGCTAATAGGAGGCTTCAATGGCTGGTCCAGTAAAAGCCTACAATGCTACCGGAGCTGGCGCTGTCGGTCCCGGACGTTCACGCATTAAACAGATTGGCGTCTATTGTACAGGTGCTGGAGCATTTACCATTACTGATGGTGATGGTGGTGCTACACTCATACAACAGAAGTTTCCGGTAGGGCACACTCTGCTCAACATTCCGGGAGACGGCATTATTGCTGAGAACGGCGCTTATGTAAGTGCTGTTTCAGGAACGGCTGCCGAGCTCACAATCTTTTTGGCATAAACCAATGACTGCTCACGAGATACGATCTATATCTCAAGTCGGCACAAGCGAACCGTTTGAGCTACAGATCGCTCGTGGGCAGATTCCCGGACACTATGCGCTCCATAAATTTGGCGCTGTCCCAGCTATGTCAATTAATACGACAGGCACGGTTTGGGACATAGATGACACACTATACCCATGGTCTTCATGGGCAACCGCTGGCACTCTAACAGTAGATAGAGCGAATGCGGGGGACGCTGCCAAAACAATCACAATTGTCGGCCTCGATGCCAATTATGTTGAGCAGTCAGAGGATGTACCACTGACCGCAGCGACAGGTAACGCTACCACTAAATCCTTTATCCGTGTGTACAGAGCTTATATGTACAACGGCTCCACGACAAATTTAGGAAACATTAATATAAAAAAAGGGGCAACAACTGTTGCTCGAATTACTGCCAATAAGGGCCAAACCCTTATGGGGGTGTATACTGTACCTGCTGGGTACACCGCGTATCTCTCACAAGGTGTTATGAGCGTTCAAGCTGGCGCAGATGCAACAGGTAATTTTTTCGTTCGCTATGGTGGTCAGACAGCCTTTAGAATAGCACATACTTTCGAAGTGGCTTCTGCCGAATACTTCTATGCCTTTCATGTTCCTTTCGCCCTTCCTGAAAAATCAGACATAGACATCCGTGCATCGGTGCGGAGTAATAATGCTCGATGTACTGCTGCGTTTGATGCTATATTGATTAAAAATGATTCGAGGTTGTAATGGCACCGAAAAAGAAAAAATCTGTAAGCCTATCTGTCAAGCGAGGTGAAAAACTCCCTGCATCTAAAGGTGCAGGATTGACCGCGAAGGGTCGGGCGAAGTATAATAAAGCGACAGGATCTAAATTAAAAGCGCCACAACCGAGTGGCGGTAAACGCAGGACATCTTACTGCAAACGGTCTGCCGGACAAATGAAGATGCATAATATTAGTTGTAAGAAAACCCCTAAGAAGCGCATTTGTGCAGCGCGGCGGAGATGGAAATGTTAGATTTAAAAGCTTTTGTGACAGCGGCGGCTTTGGCTTTTTTTGGCTGGGCAGCGGTATCTATCTCAGACCTAAAGACAACCACTGAAGTTATTGCGGTGAAGGTGAGTCAAAATCACGAAATGCTTTCTGTATTATGGGATGATTTTTTGAAGGATAGAACCAATGGCAATCTCGCGTGGCTCGATGAGCAAACAGATATCTACTCCACCATCGAAAAGGAGTAAGAGCGTGGCTAAAGATGCGTGTTATAAAAAAGTTAAGGCAAGATATAAAGTCTTCCCGTCGGCGTATGCAAGTGGTGCCATCGCCAAGTGCCGTAAGGTCGGTGCCGCAAACTGGGGCAACAGCACCAAGAAGGCAGATGGCGGAGTCTACGAACAAAAGCCAAAGCGAGCTTTTCGTGGAAAAGCAATCCGAGGTGAAGCAGTAGCTCGTGGCTGTGGTGCTGTGATGAATGGTCGTCGTAAGCGCACTAAGGGCAGTGTGAGTCAGGCATAATGGCAGTTAGGAAGACAAAAAAAGGTGCGGCACTCAAGAGGTGGTTCAAGGAAGAATGGAAGGATGTCCGTACGGGGAAAGCGTGTGGGCGTAGCAAAGGTGAAAAACGGGGTACTCCATATTGCCGCCCCACCAAACGGGTTAGTAAAAAGACTCCCAAGACCGCAGGAGAAATGACAACTGCGGAAAAACGTAGTAGAATATCGCAGAAAAAGCGTTTAGGTCAGCCAGCTGGCAAGCCCCGGCGCGTTAAAGCAGTTAAAAGGAAGAAGTAAATGGCTACTTCAGGTTCACGAGATTTTAATCTCGACGTTGCAGAATTAATTGAGGAAGCATATGAGCGGTGCGGGCTTGAAGTTCGCACTGGTTACGATGCTCGTACAGCACGTCGTTCGTTGAACCTGATGTTTGCGGACTGGGCAAACCGTGGCTTGAACCTTTGGACCGTGAAGCAAGGCACACAAGCCCTGACTGCTGGCACAGCTACTTATACATTAGATGCTAGTTACACGGACTTGCTTGAAGTTGTAGTTCGTCGTAGCGGCACAGACTATGAATTAGATCGCATGTCTCGCAGCGAATACCTGAATCTGCCAAACAAGACTACACAAGGCAGACCAAGTCAATACTACTACAATCGTCAGGTCACCCCTGAGATTACATTGTGGGCTACACCGGACAGCTCGACTGACAGCTTAGTGTACTATTATGTTCAGCGGATAGAAGACGCTGACGCGCTTGTAAACACCACTGACGCGCCTTTCCGGTTTTTACCGTGCATGGCTGCGGGTCTGGCGTATTACATTGCTATGAAAAAATCCCCTGAACGGGTGCAGTTATTGAAGGCTGTGTACGAAGAAGAGTTTCAACGTGCAGCGGACGAGGACGAAGATCGGGTGTCGTTGAAGCTACAGCCAAGTATTTCGTATCTGAGGGTTAACTAATGGCTAGATATGCTTCAGGATCACAGGCTTGGGGCTACTCTGACAGATCTGGTTTTCGTTACCGTCTGGCAGAGATGATGACTGAGTGGAACGGTGCAAAGGTTGGCCCGGATGAGTATGAGGCAAAGCATCCGCAGCTTCAGCCTATTCGCGTTGGCCCTGACCCGCAGGCTTTGCGAGATCCAAGACCGGATCAAAGAACTGAGTCTCCCGTAGAACAGTTGTTAGGTGTAAATCCATTTACTTCCAGTATTGCTGGTTCTGCTGTAATAGCTGTGCTAGAACCATATCATGGTCGCACAACAGGTGATGTGGTGAGGTTTAGAACAGCGCAGGGTTTTGATGGATTCAGCAGCACGGTATTGGAAGCGTCGGACGGGTATACGATTACTGTGGTTGATACTAACAGCTATACGTTTACGGCATTATCAGGAGCAGCAGCCACGGGCGATCAACGCGGCGGCGGTGCAAATGCAACCGCAGGCCCAGTCACGTTGGAGAACTAAATGAGTTATACATATACAACACTAAAGCAGGCTATACAGGACTACACACAAAACTCGGAAACGACTTTTGTTAACAATTTAGATAGCTTTATTAAGAATGCTGAAGAGCGTCTTTTAAAACTGGTTGAGCTAGATTATTTTCGTAAGAACGTAACTGCTGCGGCAACTTCCGGAAACCAATATTTATCCACCCCCTCTGACTACCTAGCCAGTTTTTCGTTGTCCTATACTAACAACAGTAGTGAGAAAGTCTTCTTGTTACAGAAGGATGTAAACTTTCTACAGGAGTTTAACCCTAATCCTGCTATCACTGGTTCGCCTCGATACTATTCAACTTTTGATGTTAATAATTTTATTCTTGCACCAACCCCTGACGATGATTACGATGTTGAACTACATTACTATTATCGTCCAGCATCAATAACAACAGCGGACGATGGTACGTCATGGTTTGGCACGAATGCGCCAGACGCATTGTTGTATGGGTCGCTGATTGAGGCTTATACGTTTATGAAGGGTGAGGCAGACGTGATGGCGTTATATCAGAATCGCTTTGTCGAAGCGGCGCAACGCTTGAAAAACTATGGCGAAGCTATAGAAAACACCGATGCCTATCGAACAGGATTGGTGAGAGCACCAAAAACATAAATGTTTTTATTTAAAAAGTCGAAGGAAGTTGTGGATTGTTTTACAACAAATCCGAGCGTTTTTGAGTATTATAAAATACAGTCTAGTGTTAAATTTTATCCGGACTGGTGGAAAAAAATTCCGGCATCTGGTTCTAACTGGAAAGAAACAGCCAAGGACGGGAACCTGCTTGGCACGAATACTATGAAGTCTTGTGTGGGGTTTATTGAACTATACAAGCGTAGTTTTTCATTGCCGCTTTGGAGTGACTTACGTTTTAGTATATATCCTTTTGGCGATCAAAGTTATAGGTATCAATTCGCTGACCAGAGGTCAGAAATAACAGTTCACCACCCTGATGAACATGGTCACGCTTTTCACCCCGAACAATTTCAGCACTTTAAATTACATTCCCCGTGGCATTGCTTTTCAAAAACTGATTTGAAGTGGTCTATTGTACCACCCGTATGGGATATGCTAAAAACAAATCCGTCTATTAATATACTTCCAGCGGTGGTGGACTTTAGCACACAAGTTTCAACTAACATTCCTTTGTTTGTTGAAAAAACAAAAGAACATCAGTTGTTGGAACTATCAGCGGGAACAGTTTTGTCTCATATGATACCCATAACTGAGAAAAAAGTTTCTTTTAACCACCACTTAGTAAGTGAAAAAGAATTAGAAAGAGTTCAGGCTAAACATGGTTTTAGTCATCACAACTTTTTTAGTTCTTCTTACGCAAAAGTGAGGAAAAGGTCGAAAAGCTCATGATAAACACTATTCCTATATTTCCAGTATACCTGTTTTCTGGTCGGTTTGCCGACCCACAAAAAATTCTTTCTGAGGTGTATGAAAAGAAAGAACAGATACGCCAAGTTAGTGAGTCATCGCAGGATCAAGACCACGAAACATACAAGACAGATTACACAAGACCTGTATCTATTTTATCTTTTGAACAACAGTTACAGCTTTTTCTATCGGAGTTCGAGTCCGAGCATAATGCAAGGGCGGAAGTACAAGATTACTGGACAGCTATATACTCTGGCTCGGGATACCACAACCCTCACACACATTCGAGTAGTATTTTTGATGCAACAAACTATTCTGGCGTTCTGTACTTATCAGAAGGTTCTGGCACTAAGTTTTTCGCGCCCAACACTTCTTCTGCTCAAACAGAAACTATTTACGATGCAAAATTTGGGGACGTGGTTTTGTTTCCAACAACACTTTTGCATTGCTATAGGCCGCAGAATACGCTTTCAACTAATGAAAGGTACATCATGTCTTTTAATTTAATTTTAAGGGGAGCGGAAAAAGATGGTTGAAGATTTAGAGGGGAAAAGCATCGCCATTGTTGGTCTGGGTGGTAGTTACGCTGACTACGTCATGGCTCGGATTAACTCTCAGAGCTTTGATGAGGTGTGGGGTATTAATAGTATTGGCGGCATAATTCATGTTGATCGCACCTTTATGATGGATCCTGCGAGTCGTTTTCTTGATGATGTGAAAGCAGGTACACAAACTGGAATTGCGGCTGAGTTTTTACTAGAAACACCTAATAAAGGTCCTATCTATTCATGCTGTTTAGATGAAAGAGTTCCTGAAATTGTAGAATACCCACTTGGGGAAGTGATTACAGAACTTGGATACTCTTACTTCAATAATACTGTAGCGTACGCTTTAGCGTACGCAATTGCGGCTAAAGTAAAGAAGATCAGTCTCTACGGCATTGACTTCTCGTATAAAAAGAACATTCATTTTGCTGAAGCAGGTCGTGCTTGCTGCGAGTTTTGGACGGCAATTGCGCTGACAAGAGGTATTGTGGTTGAAACTGCGAGGCAGTCAGCGTTTCTTGATACAAATGTTCCCTTAAACGAAAAGCTGTATGGCTACCATCGACTAGATGACCCGTTGGTTCAATATATAGAAGGCGGCAACATTGTAGTTGTTAGGCAGTCCGAGCATGAAGCGAAAGAGGATGAAGAGTTGAGCAGCCCAGAGGCATTAGACGCTAGGCAGCCCGTAATTATTGGTCGCCACGATATTGAAGGAGTTACATATAATGGTTAGTGTTGGAGCAGGTATAACAGTAATGAGTGTAAATGTGTCTACTTCAGATAATGGCGGTCTTACTGTAGATCAGATCACAGACCTAGCAATGGATAAGATACTGAATGTGGCTAACACGGCTCCAGAGCCTATTAAAGATCAAGCTATTGCATTTCAGAAAAACATCAGAGCGGTACTTAAACAATACATTGACTTGGCTGGACGCGAAGAACGTGCTACAATCGTCCAGAAGATTCGTGAAGCGGGTCAAAAAGATTTAGCTGACTTGATTAGGAGAATATGATGGCTATCACACAGGCAATGTGTACTTCGTTTAAATCCCAGCTTTTGACTGGTACACATGATTTTACTAACGGCACTGGTAACACGTTTAAGCTGGCTTTGTACGCGATTGGTGGAGGCGGTAAGTCTTCTACAACCGCAACTCTTGGTGCGTCTACTACTGCGTTTACTACAACAGGCGAAGTTGCTTCTAGTGGTTCATACACAACAGGCGGCGGCGCACTAACAAATGTGACACCAACTACTTCTGGTACAACTGCATTTACAGACTTTGCAGATCTGAGCTTTACCACGGCGACAATCACCGCTCGTGGCGCATTGATCTATAATAGCTCTGCTACAAATGCCGCTGTTGCTGCTTTGGACTTTGGTGGTGATAAAACTTCAACTGCGGGTACATTTACGATTCAGTTTCCTACGGCAAACGCTTCTAACGCCATCATACGCATTGCGTAAACAGGAGGCTGCTCGTGGCACTTGTTCTTGCCGATCGTATTAAAGAAACCACTGCTACTACAGGTACTGGCACATTAACGCTTATTGGACCGGAAGATGGTTTTCAATCTTTCGCTAGTGTTGGTGATGGCAATACTACCTATTACGCAGTTCAGCATGCTACTCTCAATGAATTTGAGGTAGGGGTTGGCACATACACTAGCTCCGGAACAACGCTATCACGAGATACGGTTTACACCTCGTCTAATTCAAATGCGGCTGTAGACTTCTCTGCTGGCACAAAAATCGTATTTGTAGTAGTTCCTACAGAAGCGACTGTTTATGAAGATACATCTAACAATATCACTGTTGGAGGTAAAATAACGGTTGCGTCTGGCCCTACAGCTCAACTTGATGTTGCTACAAAAGCGTATGTTGATGCGGCTACCGCCGCCTCTATTCATATTCATGATGCTGTTCGGGTTGAACGAGAAGGCACCCTAAACGCTACTTATAACAACGGTACCGCTGGTGTGGGCGCAACGCTAACTAACGCAGGCACACAAGCAGCTTTGGTTATCGACGGAATTACTTTAAACACCAATGATCGTGTTCTTATATACGAGCAGACAGACGCCACTGAAAACGGTGTTTATGTTGTTACTGACACAGGCTCTGTTTCTACAAACTGGGTTTTGACCCGCTCCGCCGACGCTAACACTTCAGGAGACAATGATGCCAACTCTTTAGATGAGGGTTCATATTTTTATGTCCAAGAAGGAACTGCGGGAGCAGGAGAGTCTTATGTCTGTAATGTAAGCGGAGCAATAACCTTTGGCACTACCGATATTACTTTTGCTCAATTCGCGGCAACCCCCGAATTTACGGGCGGCACTAATATTGACATTACTGGACAGACTATCTCGCTTACAGGCACGGTAGACGAAACTAACGGCGGTACGGGTAATAACACCTATACAACAGGTGATACGCTTTACGCTTCGGCAACAAATACCCTCGCTAAACTATCTGGTAATACGACCACTACCAAGAAGTACTTTAGCCAAACAGGTACGGGTTCTGCGTCACAGGCTCCTGCGTGGGATGAAATCAACCTTGGTACGGATACGGCAGGTGACTACGTTGCTTCGTTTACGGCTGGGACAGGTATTACGGGTGATGCTAGTGGCGAAGGTTCTGCACCTACGATTGCTCTTGATCTAAATGAGTTATCTACTTCTGTTACAAGTGCAAATGGCGACTATTTTGCCGTTGTAGATAGCGCAGATGGTGCGCAATATAAGCTAACAAAAGCAAACATTGATATTTCTGGTTTCAATAATGATTCTGGATTTATAACGAGTGCTGATGGCGGTAATGCCGCTACACTTGACAGCCTTGACAGCACTTCGTTCCTTCGTAGCGATGCGGCAGATACCAAGACAGCAGGTGACTTGTCTTTTAGTGATAATGTCAAAGCCATCTTCGGTGCTGGCAGTGACCTTCAGATTTATCACGATGGGTCAAATAGTTATATTAGTGAACAAGGTTCTGGAAATCTTTTCATTCAGGGTGATTCAGGGATTGTAATTGAAAGCGCAAGCACTGGTGAAAACTTTATTGCCGCGTCCTCAAACGGTGCAGTTACGCTTTTCTATGACAACTCAGCCAAACTCGCCACCACCTCCACAGGCGTAGCAGTCACAGGCGGCTTTACTGCAACTGCACCATCAACAATTTCATCAGAATCTGGTTATGCCGCCCTAGAAATGGGCGGTGCTTCTGGTGCTTACATTGACATGAAAAGCCCTGCATCAGATGACTATGATGGCAGGATTCAATGGAATGGTAGTGACCTTATTTTAACTACTAGTGCAACTAGTGGAGGTGATGTTGTTCTTCAGCATCAAGGTAATAACACTAAATTAAGAACCACAGCCACAGGCGTTGATGTCACTGGCGATGTGACTTCTAGCTCAGATGAGGCGTTGAAAGAGAATATCCAGCTTATTGAAAATGCTTTATCAAAAGTTCAGCAGATTAACGGTGTGTCGTTTAATTGGAAGGACTCTGGTAATTCTTCCATTGGCGTTATCGCACAAAATGTTGAAACAGTTATCCCAGAAGCTGTAAGTAAAAACACTGACGGTGTTAGGTCTGTAGCTTACGGCAACATGGTCGGTCTTCTTATTGAAGCAGTAAAAGAACAACAAGAATCTATCGAAGAATTAAAGGCTCGTGTAGCAGAACTGGAGGGCTAAAGTGTCTTTAGGGTATGGTTCTGTTGCTGAGTTTTCTATTGGTGGGGATGGCGCAGACATAGGCGTTGGGTCACCTACGGGTCTTTCATCTTCGGCAACCCTTGGTTCGCCTACTATTATTCCGCAGTGTTTAGTATCTGTGTCTGGTGTTGAAGCTACGTCAGCTTTGGGAACAGTAGAAGCGAACTCGCAATTTATTGCCCTAGTAACAGGTCTTTCATCTTCGGCAACCCTTGGTTCTGTAACAGTCGAACTCCTAACCGAAGCTCCTGTGTCTGGTGTTGAAGTCACGACCACGCTGGGCGATGTTTTAATCCCTGTTACTCCTGCGGGGGTAAGCAGTTTAGCGGAGCTTGGCTCAGTAATAATAACGGGGTCTTCTGTTTTCTCTTTAACTGGTCTTGAAGGAACGTCAACTCTTGGTGATGAAACAGCCTTTACTGATTTTACAGCGGTTGCCACGGGCTTCGGCATAGCTACTGGGTTAGGCTTGGTTTCTGTGGAGGCAGAAGCTGTTGCACTACTTACGGGTGTTTCAGCGAGTGGCGAAACATCCACACCTGTTTTATGGGGTAGGATCGTTCCAGACCCGGGTACAACGTGGTCTGAGGTTGCGGCCTAATAACAAATGTAGTAGGATAACACCATGGCAAGCACATATACAACAAATACTGGTATTGAAAAAATCGGAACTGGGGAACAGTCTGGTACATGGGGTACTACGACTAATTTAAACCTTGATATTATTGACCGTGCTATAAACGGTGTAGGTGCAATTAGTCTTTCTGGTACGACGCATACACTAACAACCTCAGACGGTACTTTATCTGACGGTATGTTTAAAGTTTTAGTTCTTGGTGGTTCTCCTACCGGAACAAATACGGTTACTATTGACCCGAATGATGCTCAAAAGTTTTATATTGTTGTAAATAGTTCTGGTGAATCGGCAATATTTACTCAAGGTTCTGGTGGTAACGCTACTGTTGCAAACGGGGTAACTAAGTTAATTTATGCTGATGGTGCAGGTGCGGCGGCAGAAGTTGTTGATATGAGTTCTTCACTTGTAGCTAATAGCCTCGGAACACTAAATATTGTTGATGATATAACTCCGCAGTTGGGCGGCGACCTTGATGTTAACGGAAACGAAATCACCTCTGCTAGTGATGGTAATATTGTTGTTAACCCTAACGGCACGGGTACTATTGAACTCGAAGCGGCAACTAATGTAACTGGTGATGTTCAAGTAACAGGTACAACTACCGCTGTTGGGGATATTGTCCCTGACGCGGATGGTTCAAGAGATCTTGGTGCAGATGCAACCCGCTGGGCTAATGTTTTTGCGGATAACTTTACATCTGGTGATTTAATATTAGATAATACAGATAGAGCATTTACAAATAACGTAGATGGTACACAAGGTCGTTGGCGTATACAAGAAGGTTCAAGCGACTTATTTATCATTAACGAAGTTAGTGGTAAGCAGTACAGGTTTGCTTTAGAGGAGGTTTAACGTATGGCTTACAATATTGGCAACACTACAGTAATTACAAACAACGCTGCGCTTGGCTCTGTTGACGGCAATAGTTTAAATCTTGTTAATAACGCAAATGTTGCGAGTGGGGGAAATACTCTGGAAGCCGAGGTACTTATGATCGGTGGCGGCGGTAGCGGTGCTCTTTCAGGTAGAGTTGGCGGTGGCGGTGCGGGTGGTTTATTTAGAGGTACTGTTTCGCTTCCATTAAGTACAGGAATTACGGTTACTATTGGTGCAGGCGGCGCAAGTAGAAACAGCGCTGGTAATGGAAGCAACGGCTCAGAGTCAAAGTTTGGTGATTTATTTGTTGCGGCTAGGGGTGGTAGAGGAACACAGAATGGTGGCGGTGGCGATAGCGGCTACCCTGCTGCACAAGGTGCTATACATTCTGGAAATTCTGGCGCAGGCACAGACTGGGTAAGCGGTGCAGGGTCAGACTCAAACGGCGGTAATGGCTTTAATAATAATTTTGGCGGTTGGAATGGTGGCGGTGGTGGTGCTGGTGTTAGAACTAGCAGTAGCCCCGGCAACAACAATGGCGGGGCTACTGGCGGCGGTAACGGTGGCTATTTTGGAAATGCTAATCCGGGCGCGCCTAACACTGGTGGTGGCGGCGGCGGCACTGACGGCAGGTACAACAGCAATCGGGCTGGTGGGAGCGGCGTTTGTATTGTTCGGTATGTCGGGGATACGGCTTACGCTTCTGGTTG